TGCTTGGAACGGGCCACAGCGTGACAGTCGGGCTCAAAAGTCGGTCGAACCAGTAAACAGTAGGATAGCCTTGCTGTTCTTTGTTCGGATAGCTTGCATATTCAGTGCGGCTGATCGGCAGGATGATACGGTCGATGTTAGCACCGCTATCATCATTCACCACATACGCATCCAAGATCATGACCGTATTAGCCTGAACAGGATACGTTGCGACACCTGTCGTGAGAGGCGTTTCGATCAGATCAACGGCCCACAAGTTGACGCCTTGGTTGGCCCAGCGAGACAGCATCATGTTAGTCGCCATGCGGGCGGCTTCCATGTGTTCCTGAAGAACAGCCGTATTCCTCACCCCAATGAGGTTGTACGAATACAACGTAAGCTCACCAAGAGAAGGATTGAACGTGTAAGTTCCGCTGGTTGCCATGCGTCACCTATTAGACAGGGCCAGCCTGAACGATCTTGGCAGTGACAGATCCTGTGCTTGCGCTAACATTCACGCAAATTGCACGGCACGGAATTGTCAGCGCACCAGCAATCGCGGCAGAGCCGGATGTGAAGCCGGGAGCGACATACCAGTTAGCAGTGGCAGGGTTGTAGCCAGCCGCATTGGGGTCATCCAGCGAATACTCAACAGTGAATGTCGCCGTATCGCTGATGGAGACTGCAATGCCGACATTGAACGGAGTCTGGAAATCATCGACAACGCAGATTGTGCTGCGGCCAGTTCCAGTTTTTGTAATGTCTTTGTACTGCATTTCACTTCCCCTTGCTGCGGGCTACCGCTGCATTATCAACCAAGTTTGGGTAGGGGCGTCCCGCCGCTCTAGCCTTTGCTTTGGCCGATTGAACTTGCTTACGGTTTAGATGCTTCACTTTAGCATCTTTTGGAGCTTCTTGCTCCCAAAAAGGTTTGTCGGCCATGTCAGCAATCCCACTTACGAAGTGATTTGTTGATGCGGCTGTCAGGATCTGCGGCTTTGGCAGAACCAGTCATTTTTCGCTTCATCCCGGTCATCCGCTCACAGAAGGACTTACGACGAGACGCATCTGCATCCGATTTTTGCGCTTGCTCACGCGAAACCGGAGGCTTCAAGTTGTGGCCTTCTGCCTTTGCACTCGCGCGGCCCTTCGCGTTCAAGCCGCCGCGGGGGTTCTTCCCGGCAGAACGCTGCCATGCTGGTGACTTTGCCATGATGCTCTCCTAGCAAAACGGGGGCACAGAGGCCCCCGCCGTGTCTCACTGATACTCAGGGAGGAGAAATATCAGTAGTGAGACGACTTGCCGCGAGGCGTACCAGCCGCTGCGGATGACATGACCTTGCCGCCCGACATGCGGGGCTTGCGGCCAGCATGCTTTTCGGCCTTTTCGCCCATCATTTCGACCTTCTTGGTCTTGCCGCCGCGCTTGAAGCCTTCGGCAGTGTTCTTGGATTCCTTAGCAACATTGCTGCTGCCGCCAGCATAGAAATCGCCGCTGAGAGCCTTCGTCTTCTTACCCTTCATAAGAGCCTCCTATAGCCCGTATTACGCAGTCAGGTTGTTTGCCTGAACATAGGTGACAGTGATGACACCAACGCCAGCACCAGTGTTGGTCGATGTGACAGCAATCTTACGATCAGTTGTGCCAACATCGTTCCAGTTACCAGCGCGCGTTGCGTCAGTGCCGGGGGTCGCAGACAGAGGACCAACAGCCGCGCCGTCCAATGCACCAGCCGCCGTCAGGAACGTGGCAGATGCAGTCGTGCCAACACCAAAGGTGGTAGCAACACCGTCCCAAGCAGTCGTAACCATCACAGAGATGGAGAGGATCTGGCTGTTAGCGGGGATGACAATGGAAGTAGCGCCGCTGGCCTGAGTGACCGCAGAAGACTGCGCCATCACAACGTAGCCGACATTGGCGACATTCTGACCGAGCGTGGAACCGCTGGTGTTCAAGATGTTACCAGCCTTGATCGGGCCAGTAAAAGTAGTCGTACCCATAAGGGCCTCCTGCACGATGCAATCACACTGTCTGTGCAGAGTCCGCTTGGCCCGGTCAGTGTGATTTATGCGCCAAGTGAAAAGGCGGGGCTATTACACCCCGCCATCTCAACATTAGGACGGGAACGATCCGTAAATCGAACGCCAGTTGTAATAGCCGAAGCTGTACCGCTCGTAGCCCTTAACCAACAGGTTGTCCGTAACAAAATCAACTTGCATATCTGCTTCGAACTTGACGCGCTCCATGTAGGAGAGGCCGTCGATGTTCGTGAGCAAGAACCATGCAGTGGCAGAGGTCAAGAAGTCGTTGACCATGTAGCCTTCAGGCAAGCCGCCTGCGGTCATCATGATCGCATTGACATCATTGTCTGCCGTGCCGGGGCGCAGCTCAGTCTTTGTGAGACGGATGGCAACAGGCTCAAGTGCCGGAGGCACGATCAGCTTGCGACCACGCGCGAAGACCTTGAGGCCCGCCTGATCCTTGAAGTTGGTACGGATGGCAATCATCGCGTTCAACAGAGTCGACTCGTTCAACTCGACAGTCGAGTAGTTCGAGATCGTGCTTCCATCAATCGGATGGTCAGAAGCCACAAGCGCCTTGCTGTCACCGCCAACAGCACCGTTGTAGGTGGTTGCAGTGTTCAGCACGTTCGCGCCGTAGATTTCCTTGGTCTGCTGGAAAGACTCGATCAGACCGAGGTTCGACGGCATGAACTGCGTCTTGTACAGGTTGTCATCAACCGCCTTGCGGGTGATGGCATAGCCGAGAGCGATCTCGGTATGCTCCTGATTGTAGACGTAGCGCTCACCAGCGTTGTTGTCGAACGCAGTCTGACCACCTTCGGTCTTGAGCTGCGCGAGGCCAAGGAAGCGCATCTCAGCGGTGCGTTCCAGAGCCATCTTCGACTCATGCTTCGTGAAGATCTTGTCGTACTGTGACGGGATCTGCTCGTACTTGCCTTCAACCCCACGGAGGCCGGGGAGGAGAAGGTCTTTAATGGCTGAAAGATTAACTGCCATGGTCCCTTACTCCTTATAGATGCCAGTCTGGTTCTTGGTCGTGACGTTGTTAAACGCAACGATAATGCGGTTGTACGCACCAGCCTCAGTACCAGCCGAGCCCGGAGGATCGGTGAGAAGCCCAATAACACGGAAGGGGAGTGTAGCCGTCACAGCGGCGGTGGTGACATCAACATACGCGCCAGAGAGGCCGTTTGCCGTGTTGCCAGTGCCGATAGCGAAGCCAACATTGAGGTTAACAGTTGACTGGGTCGCGCCAGTCGAACCTGTCTGCACAAGGAACTTAGCGTTCGGGTCATTGACGATGTAGCCCTCGACCGTCTGGGTCGAAGCAACGTCAGAGCCGGGCCAATAGTTCGACCACACAGTGCGCTTCTGCGACACCGAGAGGTACTTGCAGCCGACAAAAACTCCCTGAACGCCGGAAGCGAGGGAGCCGGTCGAAATGCCAACGGTGGTAATGTAGCCGTCGTTGGTGCCGATAACCGGATCACCAAAGAAAATGGCGGTCGTGTTGTTGGACTTGATCAGAACCTCGACCTGTTCATAGGTCGGCGCGGAGCCGTTGCCGCTGTACTGACGAAATCCAAAGGGCGCATTGCTGTCCGCCACGATGGTACTCCATTTGGGGGTTTATCGTCGCGCCGAGCGACTTGGTAACCTGATGCGGTTATGAACTTCCACGCCGGGGGAAGTGTTAAAACATCCTGATTGAATAAATGGTCGCCGTCAACCGCCTATTCTTCAGGGATAGGCATAGGCTCGTAACTCTTCCTGACAACAGGCTTTACGTTGGGGTGGTTGCGCGTCATCGTGCCATCCGGCGTTGCGCCAAGCTGCTCTTCCTTGGCGCGCACCTGCTTGCGAGCATTCTTCAGATCGCGGTTCCGGGCCTCTTCAACCAATTCCGTGGGCCGTTCCATGAGGATCATGCCGTCACGCTCAATGGTGGTGCCCTTGTAATTGCGAGGCATCATTTCCGGGTGCCGGGAAACAGGCACGGGGTCCCATCCCTGCCGCGCCAATTCAGTCTCGTAGGCGGGATTTTCCTGATTTAGCAGAAGCCGCCGCTTCCACTCGTAAGTCCACCCCTCGGGAAACATGTTGGGGTCGAAGTAAAACTTGTCGTGCCCATCAACCTCGTCGCCAAGATGGCCCCTCAGTTCAGCCACGCGCTTTGCGGCCCTTTCTCGGGGTGACATCTCGGTGGTTTCTGGATTGCGAAGCGGCGGCCTGCCGCGTGGTGTGTCAACCATGATCATCTCCTAGTTTAGCTTGCCTTCTTTTTTCAGCGCCAACTTGTTTTTTGCGTACTCTTCCGCCGTCATGCCGAACATTGCTGCCGCTTCCCGCTCGTCAGGGGAAAGCCGCACAACATTTTTGCTGCCTCCGACTGAGGATGCTGCCGCGCTTGACGGGGCGGGCGGCGGCGCGGAACGACTAGGGGCGGGGCGGCTGCTGCGGTAGCCAAGCTGCGTCTCGACATAGGCAAAATATTCCGGCGTGTCAGCCCGATAGCCCTCTGCCACGGCCTGATTGTGCGCCGAAATCATGCTTTGGTACCGGTTTTGGTCTCTCACACACTCCGGGTGCGCCCTTACCCACGCAGCGGAGGCTGGCGTAAGCTGAGATGCAACCTGCTCGACAATGTCCACCGGCCTGCGGGGTGGCGCAGATGTGATTTTCTCAAGCTCATCCTTGCCCGCCTCAAGCTGCTGATAGCGCCAAGCGTTCATGGAGATGGCTTCCTGCAACTCTGCGGCCCGAAGATAATCGGAACCCGCCATCGCTGCGGCCAATTCAGCACGCAACTGATGCGAAACCATCCGCGTATTGTCCATCGCATTCAGGATCAGTTGCAGATTGCTATCCTGAGCCTGAGAACTGGCGGCTACCTCACGTTCCGCTGCCTGCTGGGCCTCAATCTGATATCGCTGACGAGCCTGCTCCTCCAGCTCTAGGCGCTTCTTGAGGATTTCTATGCCGTCATCATCAGAATCGGCCTCTTTCGCTGTCTTGTCCTCGACGACAACGACCTTTTCTTCAACTACGGGATCGTCCTCAACTTTGATTTCGTCTGAATTGTTCATTTTTGTCACCAGATTTCGTCGGGATAGGTAATTTTGCCGCGAATTTGCGTGTCCAACAGGATTCTACAATGCACGCCGTGTACATTTACCATCCAGCCGTCAGAAACGCGGTAGTAGACCCAGTCGCCGACGCTTACATTTACGCCATTGAACCATTCCCCAGACGGGTCATTGAATGCGTCGGGGCCGGTTTTGACTACTAGGCCAACCTTGCCCTGAAACTTGTCTTCGTCGGTGGTGTTATCTGTCAGATAGATGCCGCTCGCGGTCTTCTGAGGCCGCACATAGATGGCAACCAGCACCTGATTCCCAAAAACCTCGATGCTGTTTAAATTTCCAAGCGCCTCTCGAAGGTCTTCCGCCGGGTCTGTGTCATGCTTCATCAGCATAAATGGCATTTATCGCTGCTCCATGATGATTTTGTCTGCCTCGTCCATCAACTCAACCGACATCCTGAGGCCCATGACAATGCCAACCGCCCGTTGGTAGGCCGAAAAATCACTTAACGCTCCTGCGGTCATGATTTCAGCCTGACGCTGGATGGCGTCATCGATTAGCTTTTTCAACTCGTACTGGTAGTAGGTTGTGTAAGTGGACATTCCGCAAGGCTACACGGCGCAAAACCAAAATCAGGGGTTTTTCGCTTGTTTTCCTCGGCCTTATGGCGCACTTTCTTAAAGTGGCCCTCATGGTGGCCCCCCAGAGACGGCTGTGGCGCTGATCCATAGCCGCGAAACAAGGCGCAGGTGCCCTCCTTGCGCCTTGTTTTTTGCCAAAAAAAGACCGGCGGGAGCAACCACCGCCGGTCAGTTCAGAGCAACAAAGACAACTTAACGGTTCTTGCTACCGTACATTTCGATCTTTTGCAACCGGCCAACGCCGCTTTCGGCCCCAGCCGTCATGTGCGTCCGCCCGCCCCGCTTGCGCTGCATTGGCGGCATCATCGGCGGCATCATTGGCGGACCCGGCGGCATCGGAGGCGGACCCGGCGGCAATGTGTTGGTGATGTTTACGCCCGGACGCGGAGGCGGAGGCGGAGGCG